CACTGAGTAACCTGCCCGGCGGGTTGAAGGCCAGAGGGTTGCGGGTCAAGGGCGACGACACGCCGATCGCCCCGGGCGAGTTCCGCGATGTGGACGTGCCAAGCGGCAGCATCAAAGACAACATCATGGCCCTGCCGTACAAGGAGCCAAGCCAAGTGCTGGCCGGGTTGTTGGAGAAGATCACCGAAGAGGGTCGCCGTCTGGGCTCTATCGCGGACATGAACGTCAGCGACATGAGCGCCAATGCACCGGTAGGTACCACGTTGGCGTTGCTCGAGCGGCAGCTTAAAGTGATGTCGGCTGTCCAGGCGCGGGTGCACTACAGCATGAAGGAGGAGTTCAAGCTCCTCAAGGACATCATCCGCGACTACGCGCCAGATGACTACGAGTACGACCCCGCCAGCGGCGACCGTCAAGTCAAGCAGTCGGACTACGACATGGTGGACGTGATCCCTGTGTCGGACCCCAACAGCAGCACGATGGCCCAGAGGATCATGCAGTACCAAGCGGTCATGCAGATGGCCCAGGGTGCACCGCAGATCTACGACTTGCCTTACTTGCACCGTCAGATGATTGAGGTGTTGGGTGTGAAGAACGGCGAGAAGCTGGTGCCCATGGAGGAGGACATGAAGCCCCGGGACCCCGTGTCAGAGAACATGGCGTTTCTCAACGGGGAGCCTACCAAGGCGTTCATATACCAGGACCACGATGCGCACATCTCTGTGCACACAGCCATGATGCAGGACCCGCTCATCATGGCGCAGATTGGCCAGAACCCACAAGCGCAGAAGATGCAGGCTGAGATCATGGCCCACATCAGTGAGCACTTGGCGTTTGCCTACCGCAGCAAGGTCGAGCAGCAACTCGGCGTTGAGCTACCCGCACCCAACGAAGACATCCCCAAAGAGTTGGAGGTGCAGTTGTCCCGCTTGGTGGCCCAGGCCGCACAGCAGGTGTTGGCCCAGAGCAAGTCCCAGGCTCAGCAACAGCAAGCCCAGCAGATGGCACAAGACCCGATCGTCCAGATGCAGCAAGCTGAGTTGCAGATCAAGAAGCAGGAAGCTGACACCAAGGCCAAGAAGGTCGAGGGTGACTTGTTGCTCAAGCAAGCTGAGATCGAGCTTAAGGCGCGAGCACAAGGAAGCCAGAACCCAGACCCAGTAATGCTGGCTGAGCAACACCGTCAAGAGATGGAGATGCAGAGCCAACGTCACGCCATGGAGATGGCCCAAGCGCAGCAGGCTCAACAGCTTGAGGCGCAGAAGCAGCAGCAAGGTATGGCGCAGGCGCAACAGATGCACGCACAACAGATGGCCCACGGCGGGCAAGTGCACAACCAGAAGCTCACACACGCGCAAGAGCAGGCAAGAATAAAAGCGGAGTTGATGCGCAATCAACCACAGGCTAAGGAGGATTGATGGACAACAAGATACTGGGGCTGCTGCACTCCAAATTGGAGGAGCGCAAAGTTGGACTCATCGAAGTTTTGAGTGATGGCGGGGCTTCGTCCTACGATCACTACAAAGAACTGTGCGGGACTATCCGAGGTCTCCTGACCGCACAGTCAGAAATAGGCGACCTCGTGCGTAGACTAAAGGAAAATGACGATGACTGAATTTGACGTTGCGGCGGTAGACCTGTCGGGTATTTTGAATACCTCGGCGGAAGAAAAGGCGAAGCAAGTGCCTGACCCAGTAACCTTCCACTTGTTGTGTGTCCTCCCGGACATTGACGAGGAGTATGGCGACAGCGGGCTGGTGAAAGCCGGGCAAACCATGCACTTCGAGGAGATTCTGTCTCCCGTGCTGTTTGTTGTGAAGGTTGGCCCAGACGCCTACAAAGACGAGAAACGCTTCCCCAATGGGCCATCTTGTAAGGTCGGAGACTTCGTGTTGGTTCGCCCCAACACCGGCACGCGGATCAAAATCCACGGCAAAGAATTCCGCATCATCAACGATGACTCCGTGGAAGCAGTTGTGCAAGACCCCCGTGGTATCACCCGCGCTTAAGGAATGACCATGGAAAAAACCGAATTTGAATTTCCCGATGAAGCACAAGACAAAAAGCCTGGGGTAAAAGCGGCGGAGGAACCGACGGAGATTGAGATCGTTGACGATACTCCCCCAGAGGACCGCAATCGCAAGCCAATGGCCGACACTCCCAAGGAAATGACCGACGAGGAGCTTGATAAGTACGACGAAAGCGTTAAAAAACGCATTCAGCACTTCACCAAGGGCTACCACGAAGAGCGCCGGGCCAAGGAATCAGCCCTGCGTGAGCGCGAGGAGGCCGTGCGGGCAGCGCAGGTCATTGCTGAGGAGAACAAGAAGCTCAAGGGCTCTTTGTCTCAGGGGCAAACCGCGCTGCTGGAGCAAGCCAAAAAGGTCGTGGCCAATGAGATGGATCACGCCAAGCGCAAGTACCGAGAGGCATATGAGGCTGGAGACTCAGCCGCTTTGGCCGACGCCCAGGAGGAAATGACTGCGGCCAAGATCAAAGCGGAGCGGGTAAACAATTTCAGACCCGCCCCTTTACAAGAAGAAAAAAATGAGGTACAAACGCCCCAACAGCCCCCTGAGCCGCGTAGAGACCCTCGCGCAGACGCTTGGCGGGATTCCAATCCTTGGTTTGGCACTAACCGGAAAATGACGGCTTATGCGATTGCCCTACACGAGGACTTGGTAGAGAATGAGCGAATTTCCCCGGCCAGCGACGATTATTTTCGCCGTATAGACGAGGAAATGCGGTCCAGGTTTTCAGATGAGTTTGAGTCTGATAAACCCGCTGATGCGTCACCTCAGCGCCAGAAGTCAAACGTTGTCGCACCGGCAACGCGGAGTACTGCGCCCCGAAAGGTCGTACTTACCAAATCGCAGGTCGAAATCGCCCGACGGCTTAATGTGCCCTTGGAACTTTATGCCCGTGAGGTTGCGGCAGAAATGAGGAAATAAAATGAGCGAAGAAAATACCCAAACCAAACGTGGTAGTCGTGACCTTGAGTCCCGTGACCAAACGATGCGTCCACGCAAGTGGGCACCCCCTCAGTTGCTGCCTGATCCTGAACCCGAAGATGGATGGGCCTTCCGTTGGATTCGTTTAGCTACGCTCAATAATCCCGATCCGCTTAACATCTCTTCAAAACTCCGCGAAGGTTGGGAACCTGTGAAGGCCAGCACTCAGCCAAAACTGCAAATCCTGAGCAACCCACAAAGTCGCTTCCCGGATTGCATCGAGGTAGGAGGCTTGTTACTTTGCAAAACCCCAGTGGAATTCTCTCGGGATCGTGACGCGTATTACCAGCAACAGGCCAATTCGCAGATGAACTCAGTGGATAACACTTTTATGCGTGAAAATAACCCGAAAATGCCGCTTTTCCGAGAGCGGAATTCAAGTGTTACTTTCGGTAAAGGTACTTAACTTTTGGAGGCTTAAATGGCATCTACTCTCACCCCCTTCGGCCTACGTGCGATCAATTTGATCGGCGGTCAGGTCTTCGCGGGCTCGTTCCGCGAATACAAGTTGTCCACCAACAACACGAACGCTATTTTCAATGGCGACATTGTTCAGCTCACCAGCGCTGGCAATCCTCAAGCACTGACTGCAACTCCTACCGCTGGCACCACTGCCGGTATCGTGGGTGTTTGTGTTGGTGTGCGTTATGTAACCCCCGGTTTGAACCAGCCACAGTACGCTCAGTACTGCCCCGCTGGCGCTATTACCGCTGGCTACACCGACGTGTATATCCGTGTCATTGATGATCCGGATGCTCTGTTCCAAGTCCAAGGCTCTGCCGCTTTCGGTAGTCTGACCAACGGTGCCGCTGGCGCTGTGGGCAAGAACGCCGCTCTGGGCAACTTCAGCGCTGGTAACACCCTTACCGGTAACTCTGGAGTGAACTTGGTGGTTGGTGCCAATGGTGGCTCTTTGGCCAGCACTGCCACCCTGGCCATGCGTATTGTCGATTACGATGAAAACACCGCAACCGACACTTACCCCGATTTGATCGTCAAGTTCAATTTCGGCACGCATTCCTACTACCTCGCCACTGGCGTTTAAGGAGTAATTTAAAATGGCAATTTCACGTTCACAACTGCTCAAAGAGCTGCTCCCCGGCTTGAATGCCTTGTTTGGTCTCGAGTACGCTAAGTACGGCGAAGAGCACAAGGAAATCTACGAAACCGAAACTTCGGAGCGTAGCTTTGAAGAGGAAACCAAGCTGTCTGGCTTCCAGGCCGCTCCCGTTAAAAACGAGGGTGCTGCGATTGCTTATGACAATGCGCAGGAAGCTTGGACTGCACGTTATCAACACGAAACCATTGCGATGGGCTTCTCCATCACTGAGGAAGCTGTGGAAGATAACCTGTATGACAGCCTCTCCAGCCGCTACACCAAGGCTTTGGCCCGTGGTATGGCTTACACCAAGCAAGTCAAGGCTGCTTTCACTCTGAACCAAGCGTTCAGTTCATCGGTTACCTACGGTGACGGTAAAGCCTTGTGCGTTACTGACCACCCCCTGGTCTCTGGTGGCACCAACAGCAACCGGCCCACGACTGGTGCCGATCTGAATGAAACCTCCTTGGAAAATGCCGTGATTCAAATCGCTGCATGGACCGATGAGCGTGGATTGCTGATCGCCGCCAAGCCCAAAAAGCTGGTGATTCCTCCCGCCCTGATGTTCGTGGCTACCCGCCTGCTCGAGACTGAGTTGCGTGTTGGTACCACTGACAACGACATCAACGCAATCAAGAGCAACGGCTCGGTCCCCGGTGGTTACTGCGTTAACCACTTTTTGACCGACACCAATGCTTGGTTCCTGTTGACTGACGTGCCCAACGGTCTGAAGCACTTCGTTCGTACCCCGCTGCAAAACAGCATGGACGGCGACTTCGACACCGGCAACGTCCGCTACAAGGCCCGTGAGCGTTATTCGTTCGGCGTGTCTGATCCCCTGGGTATCTTCGGATCTCCTGGCTCGGCTTGATGAGACTGAAAAAGGGGCCTTGTGCCCCTTTTTCTTTTGGTGTATATTGCATTCATTCCGGGAAAACCGGCGTATCAAACAGTCCCGGCTGACTGTCATGCAAGATTGATACGCTTTAACGCATGGAGAATTGATTATGGGTTTCGCTACTCACCTTGGCCCTTGGTTGTTGGGCACTGTCCGTAACACCACCGGCACCACTGTCGGCACGATTGAGAACTGCGGCGCAACCGTTTGTTCTCAAACCTTCAAAAAGAACTACGCGGGTCAGGCTGCTTCAGCTACCACCGACACCATCTGTGTCCTGCCTGCTGGCGCTCAAATCCTGGACATCAACATTGACACCACTGTTGCGTTTACAGGTTCAACCGCCGCCAACGTCAGCATTGGAGATGGCACTACCGCAGCCCTGTACTGGGCAGCTACAGATGTGACTACTGCTGGCCGTGCGGCTATCAGCAACGCAGCCGCCAAATTAGGCGCATGGTGCGGCGCAGCCTCTACTGCATCCCCCAACGGGATTGGTATCGGCCCCTTGGACGTGAAAATCGTCGCCACCATGACCCCTACTGTGGCCGCAGTGACCGCTGGTACTGTGCAATACACCATTGTCTACACGGTTGCCGACTCTAACGGTTCGCAGTTCCCAGCGTCTGCTTAATTGATCCAGGGGGCTTCGGCCCCCGCTTTTTAGGAGATTGATTATGAATCAGACCGATGTAAAGCAAGCACACCTAAACGGTAGCGGCTTTATGGTAATGGGGCGCAACCGTATCAAAGGCATCTCTTTTACCGGCACAGCAACCGCAGGTTTTGTGGCATTGTTTGATACGGTAACTGCACCTGTAACAACGGGAACCTACGGGCGTGTAGGCACACTGGTAACAGTAACGCAAGCGGCACACGGCTTTACAACCGGGGACGTGGTTGGTATTGACTTCGCTGCTGGTACGGGCGGTACGGCCACAAACGGTAACTACGCCGTTACTGTATTGACATCAAGCACGTTCACCATCACAGACATCAACTCTGGCAGTATCACTGCGGGCGCATCAGCGGTTTATTCAAGCAGATGGCTGCTGACCTATGATGTGGCGGCTTCGGATACTTATAACAACGCGCCAATCATTCCCCAGAACGGCGTGTTAGTAGTCAACGGCATTTATGCCTACATGTCTAACGTAACTGCGTGCAACATTTACTATGGCTAAATCACCCGCATGGACACGCAAGGAAGGCAAGAACCCCAATGGCGGACTCAACGCCAAGGGCCGAGCCTCTGCGAAAAAGCAGGGTATGAACCTCAAGCCCCCTCAACCCGAGGGCGGCAGCAGGCGCGACTCTTTTTGCGCCCGTATGGAGGGGATGAAGAAAAAGCTGACCAGCCCCAAGACGGCCAAAGACCCGGATTCACGGATTAACAAAAGCCTGCGGGCTTGGAAGTGTTGACATGAACCACGACGTAAAAACAATGACTGATGGCGCTGCCGTAGTGATGGGCCTTGGGGGTTTCTTGGGGTGGATGACGCCCGTGGTAACACTTATTGGCGGCGTGTTGACCATTGTGTGGATGGTTATCCGCATCTGGGAAACTGATACCGTACAACGGTGGGCATATAAAGATGCCGTCAACCGCAAGAAAGACGACGATGAAGACAAAAAGATTTGATGCTGGCGGGCTGACCGGAGTCGGCAGTTCCGGCGGAGCGCAAGGCGCTATGGACCAAATGGGCAAGTCTTTGGAGCAGATCAACCAAGCTGTGAATGGCAACCAAGGGTCGTCTTTTGGGTTTGCTTCCAACCCCAACACTGCGTCTGCTCCGGGGCTCCCAACAGCGTCCGATTCAATGGCCAAGTTAACCCCCTCCAAGACCTTTAAAAAGGGCGGCAAGGTGGCTACAAGCTCTAAGCGCGGCGACGGTATTGCCCAGCGCGGGAAGACCCGTGGAAAGTACATGTAATGCCGAGCACGAGCAAAAAGCAACACAATTTCATGGAGGCGGTGGCCCACAATCCATCGTTCGCCAAGAAAGCGGGAGTCCCACAGTCCGTGGGCAAAGATTTCAGTAACGCCGATAAAGGCAAAACATTCTCACGAGGTGGTGATATGGCAGGCAAAATGAACCCCGGTTTTATGGCAATGATGGCCAAGAAAAAAGGCATGCAGGAAGGCTCTAAAGCCGACATGATGTCTGACAAAAAGCAAATGATGGGCATGAAAAAGGGCGGCGGCGTCAAAGCTTCGTCCATGGGCTCAGTTCGTACCGCAGCCCCCAGCCGCGACGGTGTTGCCATGAAAGGCAAGACCAAGGGTAAACAGATCAAGATGTAAGGACCTCAATATGAGAGCCAGCCGGGGGATGGGGGATATCCTGCCTTCAAAAATGCCCAGCGCCGTTAAAAAGGCACGCCGGGACGACACCGACTTCACGCAGTACGCTGAAGGCGGAGAAGTGTGGGACAAACCCAATCCTTCGGATAAACCCAAAAAGCTGAGTCTGGCGCAAAAAGCGTTTGCCAAGGCGACGGCTAAGAAGGCGGGGCGTCCATACCCCAATCTCGTGGATAACATGAGAGCTTCTCGCGGGTTTGAAGTGCCCCGGTCCAACCGCAAACAACGTAAGCCGAGGTAATCATGGCCGTATCTGGCACCACTGACTTCAACATGAACTTCACGGAGATTGCCGAGGAAGCATGGGAGCGTGCGGGCCGCGAAATGCGTTCTGGCTATGACTTGAAGACCGCCCGGCGGTCCATGAACTTGATGACCATTGAGTGGCAAAACCGTGGTATCAACATGTGGACCATTGAGGAGGGCTACATCAACATGGTGCAGGGTACGGCCACATATGACCTCCCCGCCGATACCATCGACATCATGGAGCATGTGATCCGCACAGGCCAGGGGAATGTGTCCACGCAAGCCGACTTGTCCATCACGCGTATTAGTGTTTCTACCTACGCCACCATCCCAAACAAGCTCCAGCAGTCCCGGCCAATTCAGGTCTGGGTGCAACGTTTGCGAGACGCCCCCAAGATAACTGTATGGCCAGTGCCTAACCAGGGCACGGCTTTGGACCCCTATTACGTGTTCCGCTACTGGCGCATGCGCCGTATTGACGATGCCGGTTCGGGCGTACAGACCCCCGATGTGGTGTTCCGTTTCCTGCCTGCGCTGACCGCCGGGCTGGCGTATCACATTGCCATGAAGAACCCCGATTTGGTCTCTCGCGTGGACATGCTTAAAAACGCCTACGACGAGCAGTTTGACTTGGCGGCAGGGGAAGACCGCGAGAAGGCGGCAATTCGCTTTGTGCCCCGTCAGATGTTCATTGGCGGGGGTACATAATGAGTAACCGGTTTGCGTCTGGCAAAAACAGTATTGCTGAGTGCGACCGGTGCGGACAGCGGTACAAGCTCAAAAAGCTGAAGTTTGAGGTCATCAAGACCAAAGAGTACAAGCTTAATGTTTGCCCCGAGTGCTGGGACCCTGACCAGCCTCAGTTGCTGTTGGGGATGTTCCCCGTAGATGATCCGCAAGCAGTGCGCAACGCAAGGCCCGATAATACGTATTACCAGTCAGGCACTACGTCAACCGGGTCGATCGGCGGCGGTAGCAGGATTATTCAGTGGGGGTGGAACCCAGTTGGTGGGTCTCGGGGTTTTGATAGCGCGTTGACACCGAACTACTTGGCTTTGTCAACGGGAATTGGTACAGTCACAGTAAACGTAATTTAGGAGCGAACATGGACAAGAAAGACACAGCACAAGACAAGGCTATGATTAAAAAAGCCTTCAAACAGCACGATGCTCAAGAGCACAAAGGCGGTAAAGGTACTTCCTTGAAGCTCAAAAAAGGTGGCCCCACCAGCATGGACCGCAAAACATACGGCAAGAATTTGTCTCGCGCTATGAACCAGAAATCTGGGAGCAAGTAATGGCTAAATTCAGCAAAAAAGTAATGGGCAAAGAGGTTGGCGATGCCAGCGTCTACGCCAAGCCCCACACAATGAGCGGTAAGTCCGTTCGCGCCGTTGAAAATCCTGGCAGTGGCCCAAACCACAGCCGTGCAGATACGGTCAATGCTTCGGTGGGCAACATCAGCAAGAGTGATGGCGGCGCTACCAAAACCAGCGGCATCAAAATGCGTGGTGCTGGCGCGGCTACCAAAGGCGTGATGTCACGAGGCCCGATGGCATGAAGTACGCGGAGCTTGTCACAGCAGTTCAGGACTACACGGAGAACACATTTCCGACGATAGACATGAACACAATGATTCGGGTAACTGAGCAGAATATTTATAACACTGTTCAGTTGGCGAACCTGCGTAAAAATGTGACCGGCACGTTCTCAACCACAAGTGAATACTTGGCGGTGCCCAGCGACTTTCTGTCCATTTATTCGTTGGCAGTCAAAGTGGACGGGGTGTATTCCTACTTGCTGAGCAAAGACGTGGACTTCATCCGCGAGGCGTACCCTAACCCTACCGTCAAAGGCGTGCCACAACACTTTGCTTTGTTTGGAACCCGCTCCAACTCAGTCAATGACTTGACCTTCATCGTTGGCCCAACGGCCACTTCGGCGTATGACGCCGAGATGCACTATTACTATTACCCCGAGTCAATCATTCAGCGGGCTATTGGTAGCTTGAGCACGATTGTTCCTGGGTCTGGCTACGCCAACCGGTGGTATTTCAATGTGCCGCTCACTGGATCAGCTTCTGGTTCGGGCGCTACGGCCAATGTCCAAGTCACAGGCGGAGCAGTGGTGGCGGTCAACATCGTCAATCCCGGGTGTTACTACGCAGTTGGCGATTCGCTGACTGGCGTGCTCGGTAGCACTGGGTCCGGCTTCTCCGTGCCTGTACTGACTGTTGCCAATGAAAACGGCGTGACTTGGGTGGGCGAACACTTTGATGCGGCGCTGCTCAACGGTACGTTGATTGAGGCCATTCGCTACATGAAGGGCGAAAAGGACTTGGTTGAGTTGTACCAGACGCAGTACCTGCAATCCATTGCACTGCTCAAGAACTTGGGTGACGGCAAACAAGAGGCTGACGCATACCGCGACGGCATGCCACGAGTTAAGGTGTCCTAATCCATGGCAATCTCACAAACCGCGACTACCAGTTTTAAAGTTGAACTGCTCCAAGCAGTCCATAACTTTGGCCCCACGTCGCCCAACACGTTCTACATCGCGCTGTACACCTCGGCAGCTAACATCGGCCCTACCACCACGATATACACCACGTCCAATGAAGTCGTTGGTACAGGCTACGTGGCTGGAGGTAAGGCGTTGACAATCAGCACCTCCCCAACCTATGGCACAAACAGCGCCAACATCACCACGGCGTACATCTCGTTTGCCACAGTGTCGTGGCCCAACTCAACGTTTACCGTGCGCGGGGCGCTGATTTACAACGTGACCCAGGGTAACAAATCCGTTTCGGTGCTGGACTTTGGGTCCGATAAAATTCTGACCGACGACACTTTGCAGATAATCTTCCCCACCCCCGATGCCAATAGCGCTATCGTGCGGATCACATAACAGGAGTTTTTATGAACAAGCCCGAAACCAGTGTCGCCCAAGATGTTGTCTCCGCCGGATTGATAGCCAACAAAACCGCTACCGAGCAAGTGGGCGCGGGCGGTGTATATACAGTTGAGTGCGTTGCGCCGGACGGCACCGTCAAGTGGACGGATACTTTCCCCAACTTGGTGATGAACGAAGGCGTTCAGTACATGAACACCCAGACGTTCAAAGG